TCCTCCCTCCCATTTAATAATTGTTTATGCGGCTCGCACCTGCCTAAATAGCTGAAAATTGTAACAATATATTCTGCCACTTGCCATGCTTATCCTTTTCATAGAAGCGGATATAATCCTTGGAGTGGTTATATTGGTAGGATTCACGGAATAGCTCACACGCCTTTGAGAAATTTGGGTCGGCAAACTTATCCTCGTACTTGTAGAGCTTCTGAATGTTATCAGGGTCAAGTTCGCCCTTTTTACGTTCCAATAAGGAAAGGATAAACTCCTTAGTACCCTCATCCCCAGAGTAGCGCCCTTCTATGAAGTCAAAGATGTATTTCTCCGCCTCGGTAGCGCGTTCGTCATAGGAGCCTCTTCCTTGGCGGCTGTAATCCACCTTGAAATTCTCAAACTCCACACTAAAGTTTCCTTTCCCACCTGCATGGCGTCCGCTGTACTCCTTTAGCAGATCATAGAGGGTGTCCATCGTCTCAAACGAATGCTGTTTGAACTCTGTAAGCCGCTCATTGATGTCCTTGGCCACGGTGATAAGCCCTACTATGGCATCTGTTTTCATTTGCTCATAGGCTTGTTTGCGTTCCTCTCTTTCTTTGGCATCTAATTCTTTCGCCTGTTCTATAAGTGCCGCACGTTCCTCGGCACTTAGTTGTGATAGATCTACGCTCATTTTTTATCTGTTTTTAAAATTATCGTACTACTTTTGCTTTATATAATTCGTGGGTCTCTATTGGCTCCCAAGTCCCATATTCCTGATTATACCAGGTCAATACTCTTTCTGGGTTGTAGCGGAAGTCGGGGGCTTCCCAGTTGTTTTCTCGTATCCATTCGTAAATGGTCAGTACCACTATCGGTACGTATGTCCTATAGCCAGTGTGATACTGGTGTATCATCATCCGCTCTTGTGCTGTTAAGGCCTGTAGGAAGTTATCCAACCTTAGTACGTCCATATATAGTTGTTTCATTAGTTTTGAAATTTGAGTTCTCTTCTGATTTTACTTAATAGCACTTTCGGGTATATATGATTAATCTGCTCTGCCGCAATCTCTATCATTAGTTCTATATCCGATTGGTCAAATACGCCCTCTCTAAGTGCCTTGCCATAGTAATACGCTATATCACACTCCACATAGTAGTGCCATTGGTCATCAAACCAGTTGTTGAGATAGTCATTCCCCACCAAGTCAGCTACGTTTTTCACGATTCGTTTTTCACGATTCGCTTTTTCACACCAGTCAAGGAAGTACTTGTACTTAATCGCTTCATACTGCCTATAACTACAATCTAAGTAGTACAGCAGGCAATGCCTAAATGTCTTTTGCTTTTCTATGGTTTCCATTTCTGTTAGTCATTAGTTACTTGTCTCTATTTTATGAGTTTTAGTTCTCTTTCCCCTGCTTTGCTTTCTGAGATGATGTAGGGTTCCAACTCATTTCCCCCTGTTCGTGTCTTCTCTATATAGGCCTTGAAGTCCTTTACTAAGATTCTATCTTGGCAAAACCAGTAAAACTCCTCCGCTACGGCTCCTTTGGGCATTCCCTTACTCATTTGTGAGATTCCAATAAATAGGGTTTGAGGAAATTGTAGGGTAAGATCATGATAAGCTGTTGCTTTTTGACCTCTAAAACAAGCCTGCACGCTGTCTATAAAGACTATCTTAGGTTGCTGTGGGCGGCTAAGGCGTTGTATGAGTTTGTCCAAAGGCTCTCCACACACCAAGTATTTGTTTTTGTACTGCTTAAGCCCTGTACGCTCCAAGTTAGTAAGTAGCGAAAGGCTTCCGCACTCTTCCAAAGAGTTGTATAGCACCTTTTCCCCTTGGCATAACTCTCGCATCAATTGTAGTGCGTAGGTAGTCTTTCCGTGCCCCGAATCTCCATAGATAAGGATACTTCCTGCTCTCTCTATCTCCCCTAAATGGGTATGCCAGGGCTCCGATAGGGGCAAAGTCTTATATTTCTTTCTCGCCAAGTCCTCGTATGTATAAGCCCTTGGTATCATTACTTTGTCATTAGTCATTTGTTGCTTATCATTAGTCATTTATCACTTGTCATTATTACCGTGCGTACTTTCCTAAGGCTTCCCTTGGTACGAGCAAAGAGCTGTTCGGGGGTAAGGGTAGAGCCGTTCGCTTCGCCTATCTGAGCTATTTGTCCCAAGAGGAAAGCCGTAATTGCTTCGTTGTCTTGAGCAGGACTTACACGGCTGTATTTCGAGCCGTAACGGTCAAATATCTCTGCATACCCTACCTTTTTGATGTCCTTGTTGCGATCTATCTTTGCCTGCAATCCGTCGGCACCCATCATATACCAACCACAAGCGTACTCGGTAGCATTCCATAGGCTTTTTAACTCAAGGAAAGCGTGGTACTCCAAGTCTCCTGCTTCGTCCAAGATGATAAGTGGGTTTTCTAACTGCTTCACATAGAATACCAAGTCCTCATATACATCGGCATAGCGCCCTGTATGGGCAATACCAAACTCTTGGGCGATCTTGCGAATGAGCTTTTGTTTGGTCTTCACCTGGGAGCAGTCTATATACACTGCATTCTTGTTCTTGCTCACATACACTTTGGCAGTGTGTGTCTTGCCAATTCCTGCCCTATCGCATAGGATAGCCGAGATGGAACGCTCTTGGCAGGCCGAAAGTTGCAAATAGATGTATTGGAAGGTCTCTGTTTCTACCGTAACCCAAGGACGTTCGTCCTTGAGTTGTACTTGGAGTCTGCGGGCTATGCTGACCCAATTGGCATCGCTAAGCACACCCTCCAATTCGCCTTTCTTGATACGGCTATACTGCGCTGTGTTAATCCCCAAGCTCTGTGCGTGCTTACTGTCGGATTGGTAGTTCTTTCTATTTTCGGCAATCGCCAAAATGATTTTTTCTTTTAATGCTGTTGTGATCATAGGTCTAATAAGGCTTTATTTAACGTTTCTGTTTTCGTTTTCTGATAGGCTTTGTAGTTAGTAGTTTTCTGCTCCTCATAGGCTACAATAGGAGCGGAAGCGGCTACTTTTTGTGTCTTTTTTTCCACCGAAAGTGTGCCTACCTTTGAGAGTTTTTCAGTGGTTTTTTCTTTGGTATATTGGTCAAACTGCTTGATATAATGCATTTGCTCTTGGTATATCTCCTTATCCTCTTCTGTCCATTCGGCATTAGCTCGGTTAAAGGATTTAAGGCGCTTACACTCACAGAGGAATTGGTTTTCTTGGTACAAATACACCTCCTCTACACCCTCCTCATTGGGTAAGTAATAGGCCTGCACCTCGTAGGAGGAAAGCAGGGAAATAACTTGTGGGTTGGGCAATTGGTACTTTTGATATTGTACTGTTACATATTGGTTCCTACGTATGGTAGTAGGCACACATCTGCCTATATATTGCGCCAAGAGGGCTCGGTTGAGTTTCGGTAGGTTCGGATTTACATTTTCTAAAAATACCTGCAAACGTGTCTTTCCAGGGAACCGCTCTTGGTCGGGGTGTAGCTGATTGTTATAGAGGGTTTGCTCTTCCATTTCCGAAGCTACTATCTCTTCGTAGGTAGCCTTAGCCTCCTTGTAGTTATCGTTGAACTCGTCAAATATCTTTTGTGTGGTTACTCGGTTGCTATCTCGTCGTGCATAGTGTCGCCCTACGTTTTGATGCCTGTCTTTCTCTATCCCATACTTCTTACCTCGGATCATGGTCTCGGCATACTTCTCTTGCGAATTGGTAGGATTACAGAATCGCACAAAAGGGAAAATGTTATTGGCTTTGAGCAAGCCCTCCACGTGTTCGCCTGTAAGGTGTCGCTCTACTTCTATCTGCATTGGGGTACCTAAGCCATATTGAGCTGTAAAGCGGAACATAGAGCGGAAGCAGTCCAAGAATAGTTCGTTGTCTTTCTTTTTACTGTGTGCAATACCTATCAAAGCTGTACTCATCACATCATAAGCATAGTAGGCCATAACCTTGTCTCCATTGGGTAGCTTGGTATGCATTAGGTCACGGTCATCTAAGGTGATTTTACTCATAGAGTAAAGCGGTGCGTGGCGATTGACGTGTGGGCGTTCCTTGTGGCTAAAGTCATATTCTCCGTTGCGGGCTTTTTTGATAACCAACTGATTTTCGGGCTTGTTTAGCCATAGTTTCACGGTGCTTTCAGATACTTCTAAGATGTTTCCGTGTTCGTCGCAAAAGTCCTGCTCCACATTGAAAAGTTCACCAGTGGCTTTGTCAAAGATTTCTATTTCACCGTAAAGGAACTGCCTATAAATATCATACACCGAACTCATATAGGGTTTGTTAGGCATACAACAAATGGATATAAAAAGCCTTTCCATTACTTCTGTTACTACCTTGGCGTTGTCCGAACCCTCACCCTTATGAATAAAAGCATAGTAGCCCTCACTGAGATACTGGTTATATTTGCGTTGCAAACTTCTTGGGTTATTAGGCAGGTCAAAGTGCCAACGTTCGGGGTTCAGCGTATTGACAGCCTCGCTAATGTTTTTCCATATCTCCACCTTTTTCCCTTTATATAATGGATTTTTTATACGCCCTTTAAAGAGGCTTTCAATAGCGTTTAAAATCATAGCTGAGGTAGCCTTTTCCCTTTGCTCTTCTATCTTTAGGGGCTTTCCATTGGGCTTTCGGTGACTTGAAAAGAAGTTAATAGCTTCCAAGTCGGGCACCAAGAGAGGCTCAAGGTCATTTTGCAAAATCTTACTATCTTCGGGCCTGCCCAACATTCTCACGCAAAACTCCTTGATATTAACCCCTTTCACCACAGGCAATTCGTGGAAAGATACCCATGCTTCGTTGCCTAAGCCTTTCCCTGGTTGGGTAGTGATGAGCTTACCACGGCTGCATAGCTTCTTGTAGTAGTCATAACTCATCAGTCCCCAATCATCGTATAGGAGCCGTGCTGGTATGGATAATATGTTGTCTTTGTATGCGTACATTTCTATTTTTTTCGTTAGTCACTAGTCATTAGTCACTAAGTTTGCCTTTGCTCCCTAATGCGATTTCGCTTCGCCAGCCTTTCGGCTGTCAGTCCTACTGACTTAGGGAAAAATTCGCTACCTTTGTAGCCTCAAACTAATTAAATATATCCGTATGAATTTTGAAGAATTCAATAATTGGCTTATGAAGCATTATAGCTTTAATGCTTTTGAAAATGACTTTTTTGAAAAGTCCCTTTACAACGCCTATAACTCTTTTGCTTCTACAAGTATTAATGGTGTTTCTCTACCTGTATTGTACCAGGATCACCTTTTTGAGGAGTTTCTAAAAGAGTACAAGTCTTATTTACAGCTTCTACTAAGGCAGATGTCACAACTTCCTTCAGATATGTCGATGACTCTTGAAGGGATTTCCCTAAATCATTGGGCTGCTCATTTGCAACAGTTGAAAGAGAAAGTTGCCCTATTAGATGGTCAATAGTAATATGAGTAACTTTTCTTTTACCTATCTCCTCTCCTACAACTTCTCGTACGGCTTTTCGTATCATACCTGCGAGAAGTTTTTTTACCTTTCTTTTCATTACCTTCTGTATTTTACAGCTCTGTTATACAATATTTTTTCTCGTTTGACCACGATCCCTAAGAAAGTGGTGATAATTTCCCTGCCTATCACATCCAAGTGACCATTGAGCAGGAGTACTGTTTTTCTTTTCATATCAAAATTATTTTTTAAGTTCCGAAGAAATCTGCCGTAAAGCTTCCCTAACTAAAAGAGTCCTAAGATTGAAGCGAATGTCTTTAATCTCCTCTTGAACTACTTCTCGTACGAATGGTGCGAGAAGTTTCTTTATTAACTTTCTCATATTCTATTTTTTTGATTAATCTTCTAAATCGTCCTCACTTACAGGAATTAAGCAATCTATATCATATAGGGCGGAGAATTTCTCACCCTTATCTGTTACGAACACTACTCTTACCACAGTAGTCATTTCGTCTTCATGATAAACCCCTATCACTGTACCGATGTTTCCTTGTTGCCCCGCGGGGTCTGTAGTGTATCGGCTTATTTTTACTCTGTCTCCTATTTTCATTTTGCTATTGTTTTTAATTTCTCTTGTTCCGCCTCTACTTCTGCAATTATTTCAAAAATTGTCATCTGATGTACTTGGGGTAACCCTTTTACTTCCTTTAGTTTGTGATAAGTACTACGAAATTCTAAAAGTTGTTCGGCAAAAGCCTTGTTAATGTACCATTTGTTATTGCTTGCTTTAAAAAAATGCTGTGGATACTTCCTAATACGCCTATAAAAAGAACTGCTATTAAGGGAATAGGCGTTAAAATATAACCATTCTATATAAGGCAAAAACTCTAACCCTTTTAATAAAATCGACTTAGGCATTCTAATTAGGGTCTGGGCTTCCAGCTCTGCCCACCTACGATTGACCTTAATACGCAATTCGGTGTTATACCCAGTCAGAAGGTCAAATGTCTGCATTTTGGTCAATTCAAAATAAGGGTCATTTCTTTGCCGTCCAAAACCTAAATCACTGATTCTGTGTTTTAACCCAATTTTGGGGAGATACAATTTTTCATAACCTTTATTGAGTTCTCTAATATCACGTATTACGTGATCGTGCCTTTTCCCAGTCAGTTTTGCAATCTCAAAACTGGACATTGTTTGTTCAATGGTGTTGATTAATTCTTTCATAATGAATCATTTAAAACGTTATTGATTTCGTTTTCATACTTTTTGTATTCCTTACAAATAGTATCAGCCGTTTCGCTGTTTCGTGTTTTGTTTAGGCACTGGCGTATATAAGTTTTTGATAGCCCAAACTTTACTGATAATTTTTCTACCACTAAAGGGTTGAATTTTCGAGGAATTTTTATACCTTTGTCCATTCGCAAATTTGTTTTGTTTAACGGTGCAAAGTTCGAAATAAATTTCGAAACAAACAAATAATTTTCGAATTATTTTTCGATTAAATGTTTAATTTATTGGTTATGAGTACAATTAATGAAAGAATAAAATCCCTTGTTGATCATTTTTCTCAAGGAAATAACAGTGATTTTGCTAATAAAATTGGTATAAATGAGGCTAATGTTCGAAATTATATAGCTAACACAGAACCCAAATTTAATGTATTAGAGAAAATTGCAAACAATTTCGAAATAAATTTCGAATGGTTGCTTACAGGCAAAGGAGAGATGCTTAAAACAGAAAAACCTATAGTAAAGATAGTAGAGGGAAGAGACCTTGTGCCTAAAGTAGTAGTTGTGAATGAAGAAAATGATGAGGCTTTTATTCCTTTGGTGGAGTACAAGGCGCAAGCAGGCTATCTTACTGGTTATCTCGACGAAAACTATATAGAAAAGCTACCAATGTATAGTGTACCTGGACTCTATGGAGGTTCCTTCCGTATGTTTCAAGTAAAAGGGCTTTCTATGTACCCAACCCTGCAGGACGGAAGTTATGTAATAGGTGAATTTGTGGAAAGCTGGGAATATATGACGGATAATCGGGTATATATTATAGTTACAGTCAATGAGGGTATTATAGTCAAAAGGGTTAAAAACCGTATAAGAAAGTATAAATCATTATACTGCTCTTCCGATAACCGAGAGTATGGGAATATAAGGATTCCTATTGAAGATGTTAAGGAAGTATGGGAAGCCAAAATGCACCTATCTTTTGAGTTCCTAGACCCAGTAACCAACTATCAAAAAATTACAGATCTTGAGGTGGATATACACAATCTTAAGGAACAAATTAAGCATTTAAAAGAGGAAAAAGACACAGATACACCTATAATATTAGATAAATAACTGAAAATAAGAAGGTTATGTATTTTATTCATTTGCAAAATACCCCTAACTCACGCCCTAACCTTATCATTTTAGCGCGAAAGGGGCTTTTTACCCCCTAAACTCGTGCTTAAAAATATACGCATTTGCATACCCAACTGCATACCCAACTGCATACCCAACTTTTTTGGGAGGGTATTCCGAGGGTATTCCTTACTCTCATATTCGGGGTGCTTTATAGGGCTTTTCAATGGGCTTTAAAGGCTGTTTCATGGCATAAAAAAAAGCCCTCAAAGGGGCTATTTTAGTGGGTTTGGGAGGTTTTAGGGTATATTCCTAAAGGCAAATTACGGTATAGCTATTTTTAGCCTTAAAAACACCCCTTTTTCATTACGCCATATATACGGTAAATTACGGTATTTTGTACATTTCGTTTTGTCCGCTTTTTCGGCTTTTTCGTTTGTAACTATTTTATTTTTAATATTTTACAAGTGGTTTTTTATTGCCCTGCTGGGTATGTTTCTATCTGTCTTTTATATAATATGAGGTAGGTTTTCTACTCTCTATAGATTTTCCAACCTTCTTTTTCTGTCTTGAGAAAGGTTATTTCCTTGGAAAAGAAATCTGTTTGGTCTTTCTCAAATGGGAAAAAAGGGGTCTTTTCTTCTTTCAAGAAAGTAATATTTGCTTTAGCCTCTTTTTCAGAAACAATATGAAAGTCAGAGAATTTGTCCATCTTAGCGGTATAACTTTTCATGGTGTTTTTATAAATGTCACCAGAGTAATGTTCACTCTCTAAAAGAAAGTCCTTAGATTTATCGGTAAGAGAAATAGTATAAAGATTTTCAAATTCTCCTTCTTTGGGTTCTCCTCTCCAGTCTAAAACGGGTTTCTTGTCAGTAATGATTTTTATGTATTCATCAGCAAACAATTTATTATAAAGCTCACCCTCTTTTTTACTAAAATTATTATCCTCCAGGCTCCCTGTATAGATAGTGACTTTTCCATACATAGGGTTTTCTTCAAGAGATTCTTTTACTAAATCTTCTACTTTATATTCTTCAGATATTTTATTAACAATATTCATTCTTTCTTCATTTGCTTTATTGTTTAATAATCCATTTGCAATTTGATTGTATGCATCGTTAGGTGTGATATTTCCTAATTTTCCTCTTTCTGCTTCATAAATGTCTGATACTTCTTTTTGAGTAACTACAACATTTTTTCTAACTTGAAGATCCAAGTAGAAGTTTATGTATACATTACTTTCAATTATTTTTATGTTTGCTTCTTCTTTTTTCTCAAAATCAGTTTCTTTCATTTTTCTTTCAATTATTTTTCCAATAACAATTCCTTTTATTATATCAGGATTTCCTTTTGAAAATAAAATTTCTTCTTTAGTTACTTTAACTGATTTTTTCATTTCCTGAATTAATTTGTTTATTTCTTCATCTTCAAGAACTACAAGCTGTTGCTGTAATAAATCTCTTTGGATGATTTCCCTTGCATCAGAGAATCCAATGTTTTGTGCATCAAACTGTGCTTTGTTTTCATTGTAAATTCTTGTAACTTCATCTTCATTTACAGAAATTTTTCCTTCGATTTCTTTTGCTATAAAGAATTTTGCCTTTTCATTTTTGAAATGATAGTCAAATTCTTCCTTTTCTTCAGGTGTAAATTCATATTTTTTTGCAGTATCAAGTATTGCCTTATTGATAAGAACTTGTCTTATTCCTTCTTCGTTCCCTTTTAATTCTTCTTTTTCTTCAGCAGTTAATTTAACTTCTGTATTCGCTTTTTTCACATCTTTTTTAGACATTAATTTCTCCTTATAATATTTATTGTTTTTAATTATTTTACATTATTTTAAA